ACTTGAGGGTCCGACCGTCTCATTTTATCGAATACAACCGCCCTTTCGCTATTTTTTAAGACATCCAAATAGTCTTCATCAAAATAACCTGAGAATATTTCAGTTCCCGACGACCCTATAGGGTTATGATGAAAGGCCGGCAATTCATTATTTTCCTCGGATTCAATTTTATCCTCGGTCGAACCTAAGTTTAGTAATTTTGTCATAAAACCCATATTGATCACCATTCGTTTAAATTTACATTTACAATATTATTCGGAATAAAGTCATTCGTAAAATCATCGACCCTTTTTAAAGATAAATAATTAAAGGCCCCTGTAAAGGCATCAATTATATCATCATGCCGGCCTTCAGGAAAATTTTCGGCCTCAATATAAAAGTCCTCTTTATTTCTACATGATTTTAAAATTTTAATATTCCCGGCCTCTGCTTGGGCCGATGAAGGTTTAGAGGCCGTTTGTTTGTCTACGTTAATTTTTTCCACTTCAATTTGAAACCCTGATAACATTCTAATAAAGTTCTCTATTTCATTTTTGCCGGCCCCGCCAGGATCTTGAAAACCTTTTACTATACAACTCACTCCATCCTGTTTGGCCGTGTTTAAAATTAATTGCTCAACTTTTAACGCACTATATCTCTCTCTAATAATATCTAAAATATAAAATTGATTATTCTTATCAACGCCTAATTTTAAACCCACCGTAAAATCAGGGTCGCCCTTATCGCCGTCTTTAAATTCAGAGGCCGCTCTATCCCAACACCTAACAATATTAGTTAATGGAGGCGTGGCGTTAACCTCTTCAAAATAACTCTTCTTAAAATAAATCCCGGCGCTCTCTTCAATATTCCAATTACCATCTAGTAATTGAAGGCGCTCGACTTTAGATAAGGCTTTTAAATTGGCCAGATAAGATGGGTCCGTTTTACATAGGATTCTATTATCTGATAATTTTGAAGGGATAAAGGTAAAACTTTTAGGAAGGCCTTCAGGATAATTTCGTTCTAATTCTTTTTTGTCCGTTGACCAAACCAATTTATTATCATCTCTTATAAAATATCTTTTAACACCGGCCCTCTCTTTTATTGGAAGGCCATCATCTCCGATATACCACTCTACTATTTTCTTGACCCATGATTTAGCCGACGGATTCGTGGTCGCCCTTATATAAGGCTTCACTCCACTAACAGACCTATTCCTACTTAACATGTACCAAAATTGTTTTTCCGTGAAGTGAGTTAATTCATCAAAATAAATAATAGGAATTTGTGCGCCTTGCCAGTCGTTAACGTTTTTATTGTACTCTAAGTGAGAGAATTTTAATTTACACCCGGCCGGAAAAACCCAAGTTAAAGACGACTCTTTAGGTTCTGCACCCAATAAGGAATAGATCTTTTTTGAAGTGTCCCAAAGGCCGCCTTCATTTCTGACTTGGTTAGAAGTTCTTCTAAAACAAACGGCCCCGGCCTCTTTATTATTAAAGTGTCTTAAAAAATCTAAAAGTAACGCATAAGTTTTTCCCCCACCGGCGGCGCCCCCATAAAAAGCTATATCCGAATCATTTTTAAGGAATTCTTCTTGTGGCCCTTCTTGAGGGCCTAATGAAATATCCGTCATTGTTTTTTTCTCTTAGGTTTTTTCTTAGATTTAATGGAGTCATGTAAAGACCAAAAAACACCATCCAAATAATTTTTGGCCTCTTCTTTAGAGTTGAAAATTTCAGACAAAACAACGTTGCCAAGCCATGGACCGTGATAGCTTTTAATACGCCAAACGGTTTTATTATCTTTTATTTCTTCAAAAATATCATTCATCTTTTTTAATTTTTTTCATTTTATAAAAAGAGAAAACATTTTCAAAATCTTCTTTTATTATAAATTTCTCAAAATTGTATTCAAAATTCTTTTGGCTTATAACATGAAAGTTATCAACGCCTTTAATAATGTAGTCCCCTTTTTTTCCTTCAATATAATTTTGGTTATCATCGGGGGTATAAGGTCCACTACTAACAATGCAAAAATTTTCGTGGGCCTTATAAGCAGCTTTAAAACTCATTTTTCTAGTATAGATCTCAAAGTTTTTTTCTAATTCTTTTTTTAATTCTAAATAATTATAGATCCTCATTAATCATTCCCTATTATTAGTTGGAATATTTAAAACTAAATTGGCAATGGCCCCACCGTCCCCGGACGCCCTATCCAAAGGCTTATCGGCCCAACCGCATAAATTCTTAAGACAAAAAATCAACATAGTATTATCCCCTCTCATGGCCTTTTCGATTGCGGTCTTTACTAGTCTAATTTTAACAGGGGCCATTTTTCTCGCCCTATAGTCTTGAAAGGTACAATCATATTTCTCTCTTATTCGTCTCTCTAGAGTGTCCTCACTAACTTCTATGATATCGGCTACAACATCTTTAGTCGGCTTAAATTGTAAAATGACATTAAGTTTGTCCCAATCAATTTCAATAACCGGTCGGCCTTTAGGAACATATTTAGATTTTACTTTTTTCTTTTTAACGCTCTTTTTAACACTTTTTTTCTCAACTTTTTTTTTACTCATTTTGCGCCTCCTAGTCTATTTTTAGGCTCTATACCGCTTTAACTCTAAAGGTTAAACCATTGTTTTGCAATTTTGATATTGAAAGGTTGCGGTGATTCTACTTGAGGAAACTTTTTTATTCTTATTTAATTTTGAGCTTTTGCCAGGTCTTGCAACTCTTCCAAATCTAACACACACCCATTTTTTATGCTTATTCAAGGCTTGAATAAAAGGCTTTAAAGACATCGTTATTCTTACTCTATTTTCTTTAGCATAAATTTCGGAAATTAAACTAATAAATTTAATTCCAATCCCAAACCCTTGAAACTCCGGCACAATAACAATTCTTCCAATTGTCATAATGTCTTTTACCTTTGGATGAGGAAATCTTGAAATGGAACAAAACCCCACTTTTTTATCTTTTAATTTTAACTCATAATAATGCCCGCCTCTCAAAGACTCACTCAAATAATGATATTGCTTATAAAAGTCCCAAGATTTTTTTGTTGTTTTTGTAATGTTAAATTGGAGCCGTTGGCTCCTCGAGACTTTGGGAGACTAAACTCCTTTTCGTCTGTATTATAAACCCAATCTGGTTGAAGCCACTCTTTAATATCGTAGTGACAAGTGACGGCTATAAATTTCTTATCAAGTCTTTTAAAAAGTTTTTGAACGGAGTGACTCATGGACTTGGCTACATCTCTATCAACTAAAGAGGTAAATTCATCATAGACCGTTAAATCATTTTCTAAAGCCATTCTTGCCAATTCAGCCCGTGATTTTTCTCCATTCGATAAAACGTGAAAAGGTTTTAACCAATAAGGAACGGAATTAAATCCCACACTTCCTAGAGAATAAGTAATGTCATTCATTGATAAATCATCTTTAAAATTATCAATCAAAGGTCGATCATTCCAATTTAGTTTTATAAAATCCCCAAAAACGTTTTTGGCTATACTGGTTTTTCCCGAACCGGAGTTCCCAACTATTAAACCAATATTCCAATTTTCTGGGAGTTTATGATTTCCTTTAAAAGTTTGAATTGTATCTTTATTTTCAAGGTCATATTGCCCGATTAAACTTTTAACTCTAAAAGAGTTGGTCGTTATCGTTTTAAATGAGAACTCGAATCTTAAAGCCTCTATCATTTAATTCTCCTTGTAACTCTTTTTGTTTTTCTTCATTTAGACAATCGACCTCAATCTTATATTCAAAATTTATATTTAGTTCATTATTTGATGGCTCGCCAATTTCATCCCGATCAAACATTTTTAAATTATCGGTTGTAAAATCTGGAATTCCTAAAAGATCTAAATTTTCTATTTCCATTCCTTCTAAATTTTCGATCATTTTTTTTCTATCGTGTTCGGCCAGTTCAGCGATGTGGTTATCCGATTCCAAAAATAAATACTCTTCGCCTTCATTTTTAAAATCTTGAAAATCGACCGGAAAATTTTCAAGGCCTAATTTTTTGGCCGATTCAAGACGACAATGGCCGGCCACAATTAATCCCGATCGTTTTGAAACTATAATTGGATGTCTTATCCCCTGAAATTTTATTATCTCGGCCAATAAATTTATTTGTTTTTCGGAATGTTGATTAGTATTTTTTGGATTAGGACATAAATTTTGAATGGCCATTAACTCATGATGAGAACACTTTATTTCTACTTTCATTCATAATTCCTTAAATTTTTCAACATAATTTAACCTCAATTTATTGACAGATTAAATAATGGTTATTTAATAAACGATATTCATTTATACCCTAGTATCCTGTCATTTCAAGTATTTAGCATTAAATAATTCTTATTTAAGTTCATCCTGTCTGTAGTTATACATTATATAATGCATAACTATAGAAAATAGGCTATAATATAGATAAGAGAAAAATTGAAAAGGAAACAAAATGAAAATCAAAGAATTAAAAGAAAAAATTTTAATCGATGTCAACGGCCAACCATTAAATCCTAAAAAGTGTTTAATACAATTAGGCCAATTACTTTATTTAGACAACGATAAAAAAACTCTTTGGGCGTGTCCTATTATGAAAGATAACACTCTTGATAAAGATCAAGATCAAAAGCCCCATGAATTAAATTGGTATGAAATCGATTTCGGTTTTGCTGAATTTAGTAAATTAGAATTAAAAATAATTAATAAGTTTTTTAAAAATAATTTTTAATAACAGGCCCGAGGAGTAAAAAAAAGGGCCGCGCATAAAATTTTTACTAACTAAAAAAAGGAGTGTTCAATTATGAACCGATTGGAAAATTTAAACAAAAAATTTAAAAAAGAAATTAATGAAGTCACTGAAAAGCCGGGTGGTCGATATCCTCAAAAGTTAATAGATTCAATTCTTAAATTTATGATTGATGATATTATGACGGATGGAAAACATGGTTTTAGTCCCGTCGAAATTAGCAATGTTACAGGTATTAACGTTAGTGTTTTATATCGATGGCGAAAAGGTAACAGCTCTAAAAAGGTTACTAAAAAAACGACTAAAAAGGCGTCTAAAAAGATTTCTAAAAAGAAATCAAAATTAAAACCCGATGAAAAAATCGATTGGGAATTTAAAAACAAAGAATTTAAAGAGGCCATAGCAGAAAAAATTTGCCGCTCTCATATTACTGCTCAATTAGGTGATATTTTAAGTCACGAATTAATTAGTATGAAACGGTGGGAAATTGACGATATTAAAAAAATTGTAAAAACGGCCTCTTTATTAATTGAAGAAATTCAAGACTTTTCCAATGATGAAGTTGATTTTGATGATTTTTTAAACGCTGAAAGGAGATCGAATGATCTTTAAAAGAAAATTGTTGAAGAAAAAACTCATAAAAAAAGAAAAACAAAAGAACGGTCGGCCTTTCAAATGGGGGACCGATGAAAAATTTAATAAGACTTTTCGTTTATCTCAACGCCAGCAAGACTTGATCTATGAGAATCATCCAAGTCTTCAGGATTGGTTTGAAAGTTACTTTTTAAAATTTGAAAAGGATGTCGAAAGAAAAGAGGCCTTGGAATTGAATCTAATTGCATAAAGGATTGATTAAATGATTAAGTTTTAAGGGCCAATAGTTTATTGGCCCTTTACTTTTTCTACCTTTGGGAGGTGTTTAATGTCTAATTTTATTCAATTCAAAGACTACTTAAAGCAAGCACGAATTCAAAACGGTTTAAGTCTTAGAGGTCTTAGTAAAAAGATCGACCTTGATGCTGTCTACTTAAGTTCTTTAGAGAGCAATCGGCATGGCCATGTTCCAAGCTCTAGAATTCTTGAAAAATTAAGTCGGGCGTTGTCTATAAATTTAGAGATTCTAAAGGAGAAGGCATCTTTAATCGAAATTTTAGATAAAAAATCAGACGCTCCTTTCATCGGAGAAAAAATGAAATTCTTAAACGAAATAGAAGTCCTTTTAAAAAGTTATAAAGCTGAAATGATGAAAATTGTTAAGGCCAATAATTTTACCAAGGGGAATGAACTAAAAGAATTATCGTCTATTAACAAATTATTATCAATCGCCCAAAAGGAATTAAAAATTCATTCTGGAAAGTCGATCTTAAGAAATTTTGACGGCCAAATTGATAAAAACAAAATGAGAGAATAAATGGATAAAGAAACACGTCACCTAATTAAAAATTGTGCAATTACTAACGACGATTGCCGTAATAGCATTCCTTTGAATGGGCTAATTCATAGAATTGTAGAATTAAACGCTACCGATAAAAATTTTGGAGCTGATTGTTATAGGGCCAAACTTCATAATTGCACCCTAGTTTTAACACCTAAGGTTCTTTTATCAGAAAAAACTTGGGAAATTTTATGGAAGGTCCAAAATTTCAACGTCTTTAATAATAATAATGACCCCCATGGAGAGCATGATTTTGGAATTGTTGAAGTTGATAAGGAATCATACAATTTTAAATTCGACTATTTCCAAGACGAAACTCTTCAATATGCCGCTGATAACCATTTGTTAAAGGCCTATAGAGTTTTAACCATTCTTCATTCAACGGAGTATTAAATGGAAAAAAAGACCAAGACATTAAAATGTCGAGCTTGCCAAAGACCTATCAAAAATTTTGAGGGAACGCTTAAATTCCCTACTAAAAAACAGCTCGAAGAAATGAAAGAAGGAATCATGCCCAAACAAATTTGTCATGATTGTTATACATCTTTTTCCGGGACTTCTCTTCTAGAAGTCGTGAAAGAAATTGAATTAATTGGTCAACGTCTCGAAAAAATTGATGGGGACATTGTGAAATGGAGATTAACTAAAAAGAGATTGAAAAATCTTTTAAACTTGGATGATGAAAATGAATGATGAAAATGAGTTAACAAAAGAGGAAACTGATTACTTTTTTAAATATCTAAATTTTTCTGAAAAGGAAAAACGAATATTTTACTTAGAAAATAAGGAAGTTCTACATAGCGCTTATAAGAAATTGCAATATGACGA